ATGATTGTTACATATAGCACAACAACCTTTTTGTTCTTCAAACATATCATTATACTGTTCAATGGTAATACCATATCTATAAAGCATATTTTCTTCTTTTTTACAAGATTTACATTGAAATGAATATCCTGTCTTTTCTTTAATAGTCTTACTAAAACTATCTATATTCTTTTGTTTCTTACATGTATAACATGTTCTATCATTATTCTTCATAATACAAAGATAAGTATTATTTTTCAATTTTAAAAATTTTTTGTAAAAAATATTGTAGGTATTAAGATTCAATACAACCTGATGATTTAGATTCACAAATTAACTATGAGTTATTAAACTTTGAAAAAGCAGAGAAGTATTACAAATACATTGAAGGAATGGAGGATTATGCAAGGGATTAAATTAAAACTAGTATTCTTATATTATGATTATTTGCAATATAAGCGTACTAAACTAGGAACAAAGCTATTTAAGCTTGATAAGAAGATACATAGCTTAGAAGTAAAGTATATGGGTATAGAACCTACTGTAGTAGATTGGAGTAACTTAGAAGAAATAAAACATGAAGAAACTGAAGATACAAATAGCAAAGTGGTTACTGAAGAAAATATGAAAATATATAAATAATTATTAGGAAATATCAAGTTTTTTGATTATATTAATATAGGCTTACACTAAATAAGTGTAAATCATCCCAGAGGAGTAAAACTAGTATGGGATTAGACGTTGGGTTGTAGTTGTTAAATAAACAATGAGATGTCCCCAATAGCCAGCAACAGACTCTAACATATGGGGAATTGAATAACTGGTTCAATAGGTAAGAAGTATCCTTCTGATTTAACAGAGCAAAGCAACCAGGTACTAGGAAACTAGTAGGGCTTAAAACTAATTCAAGGAAACATTTAGAGTTAATATCGGTTATAAGTGATTATAACTCAAGATAGTTCAGAATGAACTGGAAGGGGAATTTTCATGTTTAATTGAAAATAAGTTAAAATAAATTTGGAGAATTGAATAAAATAGTGTATATTAATATATACAGGTTTATTATAACTAATAGATTATATATAATTATATATTATACAACAAAAGGAAAATGGAATTTATAAAAGAGTTTAAAGTAACTAAAGATAGTGTCAGTAAGGTTATACTTACTATACTTAACTTTCAGTTAAAACTAAGTGATTTAGAAGTAGATATGTTATCAGTAATGTTATCACATAATATTACAAAGATTGATGCTGCTACTAGAGTATTATTAAGAGATAAGTTAGATAAGACTAAGTTTGATATTAATAACTATATTAAACGTCTAAAAGAAAAGAAACTTATAATAGTTAAAGAAGATAAGAGTTTACACATTAATCCTAATATTATAGAATTAATGAAGTTTAAAACAATTACATTTAAACTAAAAGACTAATGACAATAGATGATGTTATAGATCAGTTATTTGAAACTAATAACTTAGATAGAGTTGATATTGGTAGGATGGTTAAATCACAATTTAGAGTTGTTAGTAGTACTATTAGATCTAAAGGTGATAAAACATGTAATCTAATCTTTGTAGGTAAGTTTAAACCTACACCGTATAGAGTTAAACAATTAAAAGGTTTAGTATAATGAGTAAGTTTGAAGAGATAGTTAGTGGTTGGAAGAATCTCATTACAGATGAGTTTAAAGAAACTGCTGAGGAAAGAGCTAAGATATGTGCTGGTTGTCCTAAGAATATATTAAATGTTTGTACAGCATGTGGTTGTCCATTAAGTGCTAAGACTAGATCACCTAATACTAAATGTCCACAAGATCTTTGGATTAAATAAAACAACTATGAGAAAGGAAATAGAAATTAATGGTGGAGATGTATTAAACACTAAAGGTAAGATAATTGCTAAAGATGTTTGCTACAAAAGAATATTTGAATTAGATAATATACTTATAGAACAGTACTTAAATCCTAAAGGGGTTATTGTAAAGAAATACTGTACTATTATAGAACAAGATAAATACTTTAAGGCTAATATACCTTATGATACTTTATCTGCTATGCTACGACCTTTAGAAGTTAAAGGATTTGCAGCTAAATCTATAAGTTATGAGAAAGCTAATTCAAAACCAAGAACTAGAAGATTGGGAGTTAAATCCTAATGAGCTAGAAACAACAAATGAAGAAACAGAATTAAGGGAAACTATTTATGGAAGGAAAGAGTTACGAAGAAAAATCTATTATAGAAAGGTATACACTAGACAAAGGGTTCAGTTTAACTGGAGCATTGCTAGAGTTAGATGCTAGAAATAAAGCATTAGCTAATAGAATAGAATTGCTTGAGAATACATTATTAGAGTATTTAGAGAAACCTAAATCTCCTATCATAACTAATGAAACCCCTAAGATAGAATTACTAAGGAAATAATGGCAAAGAAGGAAACAACATCTGCAAAAGAAAAGAATAAAACAGTATCTGAAGAATTACTTATATCTGTTAGAGGTTCATTATATAAACTAAAAGATTATTTAGACAATATAGACTTTAGTGATGAAGATGATAACTCAGATAAGAAAGCTGCTACTATGATTAGTATTATAGAGAAGCTAGGTAAGAGTTTTGAAACACTTGCTATATTAGAAAAGAAAGTACAATTAGAAGAAGATATTAAGGGTAAGGCTAGAGGTAATGTTAAAGTAGGTTTATTTGAAGATGGACATTAATCTAGAACCAAATCCATATATACCTTATGTAGAACGTTTTGAATGTTCTAGTGAGTTTAAATATCTTGCTAATATATTTAATGAAACAGGATTTTATACACATCTACAAGAAGGTACAGAAGCTTATATAAACTTTTGGAAGGATGTAAAAGAGAAATGTATTTATGGTTTTGTAAATTCTAAAGGTATTAGAATTACAGGACATCATTTCTTTTATTTAAATTTTTGTAGAATATCTGGTTATGATAAATCTACAGGTAAGAAGACAGAGATATTTCCTAACTTTGTAGATTTAGATTATGAGTATTTTCATATGGTGGAATACTGTGAGAAAAATCAGAAATGTTTAATAGCTTTAAAAGGTAGACGTCAAGGTTGGTCTTATAAAGCAGCAGCTATATGTGCATGGGAGTTTACATTCTTCCCAGGATCAAGTTCAATTATAGGTACATTCCTATCATCATTTGGTCTAGAAACAATGCGTATGGCTATTGAGAATTTAAACTGGTTAAATGAGAATACTGAATTTAGAAAGCAACGTAACCCAGATTTAAAAGATAATATCATTGCTAGGTATCAATATGATGCAGGTGGTATTAAAGTGTGGAAAGGATATAAGAGCTCTGTAAGAGCAATTAGTTTTAAAGATAATCCAACAGCAGCTGTAGGTAAAAGTGCTAGTAAATTAATACTAGATGAGGCTGGTGTATTCCCCAACATTACAGATACTTATAGTTATACTGAACCACTTATTAAAGCAGGTTCTATATTCTCAGGAGTAGCAATTGTGTTTGGTAGTTCATCAGATATGGATACAGGTAGTAAATACTTCTATGAGATGTTTACTAACCCATCTAAATACAACATGCTTGAGTTTCAAGATGAAGAAAATCCTAAACTAAAAGTTGGATACTTCAGTTCTGCAGCTAAAGGTAGAGAAGGTTTCTGTATGAATAAAACATCTAAATGGTTTTTACAACCCATGGTAGATGAAGATGGTAACTCAAATCATGAAGCAGCTATAGATGATATTATACATCTAAGAGAATTAGCTAAAGGTGGTTTAGATTTTAAAGCACATCATGGTGTTATTACACAATTCCCATTAACATGGAGAGAAGGTTTCTTAAGAGATAAATCAGCTGTATTCTCATCTATTGAGATGTTAGATTGGTTAAGTAAATTAGAAACAACTCCAACACTAAGAGAAGATAAAAAGAAAATAGATTTATACTTTGATGAAGGTGGAAACATTAAAGCAAAGTTAAAACCAGATTACGAAGATATAATTAACTTTCCTTTAGGGAAGGATGAGAATAAGAATGGTTGTATAGTTACTTGGGTAGATCCTGTAGAGAATTCACCTTATGGTAGATACATAGCAGGATGTGACCCTTATGATCAAGATAAAGCAGATTCTACAGATTCACTAGGTTCATTCTTTGTATTTGATAGATTAGCTAATCAATTTGTAGCAGAGTTTACAGGTAGACCAGAAAGAGCTGATGATTTTTATGAGATATGTAGGAAACTATGTATTTACTATAATGCTAAATGTTTATATGAAAATCAACTTAAAGGTCTTAAGGGTTACTTTGAAATGAAGAATAGTTTACATTACTTATGTGAACAACCTCAGATTATCAAAGACATTGTAAAAGATTCTAGAGTATCTCGTGGATATGGTATCCATATGAACAGAGGTGCAGGTGGAGCTACAGGTATTAAGGATCAGTGTGAGATATACTTCAGACAATGGTTATATGATGAGAGAAGTAATGAAGATGGTGTAAGAACTATTAATTTACAAAGTGTTAGATCTATTCCAGCTCTAAAAGAACTTATTACATATGATAGAGAAACTAATACAGATAGAGTTATTGCAATGATGTTATGTATATTACAATCAAAAGAAATGCATAAGTTGCATATAGAATCATCAACACCACAAACACTTTTAGATACAGAAGCATTCTGGTCTAAGAAGTTTTTTAAAAAGAATAATTTTAATCAAATAAAATAAATATAAATGTCAGGTTTACCTAAACAAAGAATACCATTATCTGAAAAAACTGAAGAGTGGAAAAAAGATACCATGACGTATTATGAGAGATTATCTTATACTACAGCTTCAGGAAATAGAACTACTAACTATAATAAGTTAGTTAACTATGATTTATATAATGGTAAATTCAATAAAGCAGATTTAGAATATGTTTGTAATCCACTAGGACTATCAGATAACGAATTTCCTGCTACTTTACAACATTATGATGTAATTAGTCCAGCAATCAATTTACTTATAGGAGAAGAGGTTAAAAGACCTGATAACTTCATTGTGGTTTCAGAATCACCTGAAGATATAAATAGAAAGAATGAAGCATTACTTGGTAAAGTAAATAGTTCATTAGAACAAATGTTGATGGCTGGTATAGATCCTAGTACAATAGATCCTGAAAATCCACCACCAACTCCTGAACAAATACTTAAATATGAAAAGTATACACCTTCTGATTTAGTAGAATCACAAGCTAATAAAATATTAAAATCTGTTAGACGTAAATTAAACACTAAAGAGATATTTAAGAAAGGTTGGAAAGATTCATTAATTGCTGGTGAAGAGATTTATTGGACAGGTATAGCTAACAATGAACCATCATTAAGACGTTGTAATCCATGTAACATTACAGTAGTATTAGACAATGATTCAGACTTTATAGATGATGCAACAGCAGTTATTGAAGTTAGAATGATGGCTCCAGCAACTATTATAGATGAGTTTGGAGATAAATTAAAACCTGCTGATGTAGAAAAGATTGAAGACTTTGTAAGAGCTGTAGCAAGTAATTATAGTAATTATCAAGGTGGTTCTCCTAACTTTGTATTAGATACTAATGCAGGTGTATTAGATGTAGGTGGTAACTTAGGTAACAATGCTAGAGGTTATAACCTTTATATGGTTAGAGTAGTTAGAGTAGAATGGAAAACATTTGCTAAAAGGTTTAAATTAACTTATACAGATGAAGATGATATTCCACAAGAACTAACTGTTGATGAAACATTTAAGTTAAGTGTATTTAAAAAAGCTTATCCAGATGCTAAGACTGAAGAGTATTGGATTACTGAAGCATGGGAAGGAATTAAGATTGGTACAGATTTATACATTGAAGCTAATGCTAAATTAAATCAACGTAGAAGATTAGATAATCCTTATGTATGTAAATTAGGTTATAGTGGTTTAATTTATAATGCTACTAATAGTGTTAGTGTATCTCTAATAGATAGATTAAAACCATATCAGTACTTATACAACATTATATCTTATAGATTAGAATTAGCATTTGCTAGTGATATGGGTAAAATAATGTTAATGGATTTAGCTCAAATACCTAGAAGTGAAGGTATGGATATTGAGAAGTGGATGTACTATTTAAGAGCTATGAAGATAGCATTTATTAATAGTTTTGAAGAAGGTAAAAAAGGACAAGCTACTGGTAAGTTCTCAAACTTTAATCAATTCCAATCTGTTGATATGAGTTTAGCTAATGTTATACAACAGTATATACAAACATTAGATTATATCAAATCACAAGTTGCATTCATTAGTGGTGTATCTCCACAACGTTTAGGTGCTATTGCAAGTAATGAACTTGTAGGTAATGTACAACGTTCTGTAGAACAATCAGCATTGATTACAGAGTATATGTTTGATTCTCATAATGAAGTTAAGCGTAGAGTGTATACAGCCCTTATAGAAGCAGCTAAGGTTGCTTATAGAGAAGGTTTAGTAACACAGTATGTGTTAGATGATATGGGTATTGAGATGCTTAAACTAGAAGAGTTTGAGTTAGAGAATAGTGAATTCAATACTTACTTATCTAATAGTAATAAAGATGCTGAGGTTATTGCAACATTAAAATCATTATCTCAAGTAGCTTTACAATCAGATAAAGCAGATTTAAGTACAATGATAGATACTATCATTAATGAGAATCCTAGAGATATAATGAGAATCTTAAAACGTTCTGAAGAAGAGAAATATGCTAGAGATGCTGATGCACAAAAACAACAATTAGCTGCACAACAACAAGATGCTATGTTGAATAAACAAATGCATGAAGAAGAATTAGCTGAAAGACAAAAAGATAGAGATGTTACTCAATATGTAGCTGATACTAATAATAGTACTAAGATTCAAATTGCTGAGATTAGTGCATTAGGTTTTGCAGAGGATAAAGATTCTGATATGAATGGTGTACCTGATGTTATGGAAGTTGCTGCACAATCTTTAAAAGAACGTGAAGCTTCTAGTAAAGCATTCTTAGAACATGGTAAATTAACTCATGAAAAGAATAGATTAGCTAGAGAACTTGATATTAAGGAAAGAGAAATGAAATCTAAAATGGATATTGAGAATAAAAAGTTACAAATGGTTAGAGAACAAAATGCTAATCAAGAGAAACTTGCTAATCAAAAAGCTGCTTTAGATAAAGAGATGATGAATAAGAAATTAGAAATAGAACGTATAAAGGCTAGGAAATCAAGTAGTAATAAAAAATAACTTAGTGCTATATACTAGTGTTCATCACTTTTAAAAATAGTTAAAAATAAATTTGCAAAGTATAATGAAATACATTATATTAATAGTATAACAAAGGAAATAAAAGGAAAAATGAGTAAAGAAAAGGAATTTAATCCATTCGCTGGATTTAACTTATTGGATGGTGGTTTAGGTGATACTAAACCAAATGATGATGAAGTTGAAGATGATGTGATTGCAGGAGATGATACAATCATTAAAGATGATATAGAAGATCTTGGAACAAGTGCAACAGATGCTGAAGCATTATTAGCTAAAGTTGCTGAGAAGCAAGCTAAAGCATCTAATAAAGCAAAAGGTATTGTGGAAGATGTAGTAGATGATATTACAGATGATACAGATGAATTAGAAGAACTAGGTGCAGGATTTAAGCCAGCATTATCTCATTTATCAGAAAAAGGTATTTTAGATTTTAATGATTCTGAAATAGAAGATTCTGAAGATGGTTTTGAAAAAGCCATATCTCAAACTGTTAATAACAAATTTGAGAAACTATTAAATGATAAATTAGGTGAAGATGGTTTAGCGTTATTAAATTTTGTAGAAAATGGCGGTAACCCTAAACACTTCATAGAAGCATATTATAATGATGCTACTTGGGCTGATTATGACATTACTGATAATGAAACAGCTCAAAAAATAGCAATTAGAGAATCTTTAAGATTAGCAGATGAAACACCTGAAGACATTGAAGACATTATTACTGAGTATACTGATAATGGAACTTTAGAGAAAAGAGCTAAATCAGCTTTAATTAAATTGCAAAAGTTTGAGGAAGTAAACAAACAACAATTAGTTGAAGCACAAAAAGCTCAAGCTGCTCAAGCTAAAGAAGCTGAAAAGAAATACTGGGATGAATTTAAATCTAACCTTTTAGCTAAGGAAGATATTAAAGGATTTAAACTAACTCCTAAAGTAAAAGAGAATCTGTTAGATTACATGACAGTACCTGATAAGAAAACAGGTAAAACTAAATACCAAAAAGCTGTAGAAGAAAATAATGATTCAGCTTATTTATTTGCATATTTATCAATGAATAACTTTGATATAACTAAGTTAGAAAAACAAGTTATGACAAAGACTGCAAGTAAGTTAAACAGTATCATGAAGAACTATCAACCTTCTAGTAAGGATAAGATTAGTTCAGGTAGAACAGAATATAATGAAGCAGGGGATAATCCTTTTGCTGGATTTAAGAAATTGGTATAATAAAATAGAATTTTTAACATTAAAAATATAAAAAACAAATGCAATTAGATTTACAAATAAGCCAAGGTAATTGGCATAAAGGGTTAACACAAGCATCACACTTGTCTAACTTCTTTTTAACAGAACCAGCTTTAGCATCTCAAGTAGTTACTAGAGTGTACAATAAAATGAATGGTTATAAGAATGCTTTATCATTCTTAACAACTGGTACTGGTCGTACTAAAGAATTAGATAATATTGTTTATCGTTGGCCTTTAATGGGTGACAGTGAAAAAGCTGTTCCTATTTCAATTAGTCAATCAACTTTTGGAGATGGTGGTTTTACACCAGGTATTAATTTTACTACTTTCCGTATTGGTTTACCTGAGAAATGGTTTGCAATTGGTGATGTATTAGTATTAGACGATGCACGTTACACAGTACGTGTAATGGAAGAGCCTTTCCAACAAGGAGTTGATTTTGTATATGTATTACAATTAGTAACTAAAGATCCTACTGCTTATGTACCACCAGCTTTGGTTGTTGTAGGTAAAGAATTATCTAAAGACTTTAATACTGTTGAACATGATCATTCACGTACTTCAGGAGAAACAACTTATGCTACACCATTTATGATGGAGAATTACATGAGTACTTTCCGTAAGATGTATGCTGTATCTGGTGCTGCTCAAGAGAAGGTTATGGTTATTAAGTTAATGGATCCTCAATCTAACAAAGTATCTGATACTTGGGTTAAATATGCAGAGTGGGAATTCTGGAGCCAATGGATGGATGAGATGGAAAAAGCTCTAATCTATGGTAAAGGAAATGTACGTGCTAATGGTACTACAGGAATGAAAGGTGCTTCAGGTAACACAGTTTACATGGGTGCTGGATTAGAAGAGCAAATTCATGGTGCTAACAAACGTTACTACACAACTTTAACTGAGCAAGTTATTCGTGATTTCATGGATGATTTATCATACAATGGTACAGAAGATGGACCACGTGAATATGTAGCTCTTTGTGGACGTCAGTTCATGAATCTATTTGATCAAGCTATGAAGAAATCAGCTTCTAACTTTATCTTAACTGACAGTAAATTCATTACAGGTTCAGGACAAGAATTAACTTTAGGTGCTCAATTCAAAACATACATTGGTTTAAATGGAGATAAAATTACATTAAAAGAATGTCCATTATATAACTCATTAGTACGTAACCGTGCTTTACATCCACAAACTGGTAAACCAGCAGAATCATACAAAGCTACTTTCTTGAACTTCAAGCAAAATGGTAATGGTGAATCTAATGTACAAAAAGTTTACCATAAAGGACGTGAGATGGCTTCTACATACATTGAGGGATTATCTTCTCCATTTGGTATGAAGAAAAATGGTACTTCAAGATCACCAGTAGATGGATATGAATTCCACGTATTGTCTGAGTGTGGTATCATGTTAAAAGATCCTACAGATGCTGGACAATTAATACTCGATATCGATTCATTATCATAAAAAATAAAATGGGGGTGTAAAAAGCCCCCTTTATAAAACAAATTAAAGGAAACAATTTAAAGGAAAACAAAGGAATGGAATTTACAGGACCAAAGGAAGTAGTAATTAAAAGAGTACCACGTGCAGGTTATTTCGGTATAACAGCATATCCAAAATCAACAACAACATTAGGTTGTGAACTCGGTAAGAACGGTTTTAAAACTGGTTTAACACCTGAAGAAGAAAAGTATTATGAAGTAGAATTAGGTTTAAAACCTGGTGAACTTGGAAAACATAGTAAATGGTGGGGAGATGTTTTTAACATTGACTATTCTATTAGACTAAATAATACTAAAGAAACTAGAATGATTTTGGAAGATAAGATTAAGCAGGTAACATATAAAGTTTTACTTGCTTCTAGTAAAGTAGCAAATTCTGAAATTGATAAGAAAGACCCTTGGGTAGACTTTTATATTGTAGATGAAGAAGCTAAAGCTAGAGCAGAATCTGAAATATTTGATTATGAATGGGAAGCTATGGAGCTTTTACTTAAATTAACTCCAGAAGAGAAACGTAGTTCATTACGTTTATTTGGTAAAGCAGGTGTTGATTCACTAAGTGAAATGATGCTTAAATCAGAATTAAATAAGGAGATTAAAAAAGATCCTAAAGCATTCTGTACAACTTTAAAAGATAAACAGTTAAAAACTCGTATGTTAATTGAAGAATTGCTTGAGTATAGAATCATTAGTAAAAATGGTACATACTATAAACATGGTGAAGATTCAATTGGTGCTAGTACAGAAGAAGCATTGGAATACTTTGATAATTTAAAGAATCAATCAGTAGTATTAACAATGACAACTAGATTAAAAAAAGCTAAAAAAGATAAATAGACATGAGTATTTCGGAAGCCCATTTAGCGTTTAAATTTGGTTTAGACAAGATAGACTCTCTGAATTATCCTAACTTTTTACCAGAAGAAATAGATTTACTTTTAAATCAAGGTTATAAAAGATGGGTTAAACAAGTATATGGTTTAACTAATATTAAAAGACAGTCTTTTGAAGAAACTCAAAAACGTACAGAAGATTTAAAAAACTTAGTACAAGCTGTTAATTTAACACCATTAGCTTATAACCCCCTAAATATTGATTCTAACGCACGATTTGTTACTTTACCTACAGATCATTGGTTTATTATACAAGAACGTGCAGAAGTGTCTTATGTTGATTGTACGAATGTTTTAAAAACAGAGTTACTAGAAGTTAGACCAACACAACATGTTGAGTTTGATAAAGTAGTAAAAGATGCATTTAAAAAACCTGATACAACTAAGATACTAAGACTAATGGAAAATGGACAAGTAGAACTTGTTTCATCTACAGGAGTAACAATCAATACTTATAGATTGAGGTATTTAAAGCAACCAGTAACAGTTAGTTTAACTACAGGTGTAACATTTGAAACAAGTGAACATACACACCAAGAAATAGTAGATACAGCTATTGTTATAGCTTTAGAGAATATTGAAGCTAAAAGAAATAATACATTCACACCTATTATTGATAATAGAAAAGAATAATAACAAATTAAAACAAATTTAAATGGCAATAAAACAAGTAGATAAGTATTTCTTAGGAACTTTACTTACAAATCCTAAAGTATACTACACTAAAATCAAAGAAATTATTGATGCAATTAATGCTATTGATACAGATGGTTTAGATGTAGCATCAGGTTCACAAGTAGGTTCTAATACTCCAACAATTAATCAACCATCAGGTACAATTACTGTAGGTAGTGTAGCAACAGCTGGTTTAGGAACAAGAACTATTACATTAACTAATAGTTTCATTACAGCAAATTCTAAAGTATTTGTAAGTCTTGGAGATTATGGTGGAACAGGTATTCCTTTAGTATATCAAGTAACTCCAGCATCAGGTTCAGTAGCAATTGTAATTTACAATGCTCATGCATCAGTAGCTTTATCAGCGGCATTTGATTTAGATTTCCTTGTAGTAAACTAATTAATAAAACAATAAAATTAAATAAATAATAAAATTTAAAAACAAATTACAATGAGTAATAACACAAACAGAGTACAACAAATATTTATTTCAGATGGTACTGCTTTACCAGCTAACAATGCAGATACAACTTCTTTAACAGCAGGTAAAATTGGTATCTATGGACAAGATATGCTTGCTTTAAACCCAGCAGGTGGTGATACAATCACAACTCAACCATATATCTATATTATGGAATCTAAAACAGATTCTAATGGTGTAGGATATTTAAAACGTACTGGTCGTATTGATGGTGCTAACATCATCTCTTATACAGCTAAAAAATATGCAGCTGAAAAACGTTCAGTATGGTCTATTGGTCATAGCCGTTTAACTGGTGTTGGTACAATTGAAGTTAACAACGATACAGACTATAAATTTGCTATTCGTTTTAAAAACGACAAACAATTATATTCTGAGCGTCCAGAAGTATTAAGTGTATTATTTACATCTAGTTCTACTGCAACACAATTATCTATTGCTACACAAATTACATCAGCAATTAATAACTCTGCTTACAGAGGACAAATTAAAGCTGTAACTGTAGGTGATAGTACTGGTGTATATGGTTTAACTGGAGCAACTAATTATGGTGTTGAAATTTGGGGATTAGATGTTCCTTTGAACTTATCTACTACTTATACACATAATCAAGTATATTTCTCAGTATCTGTTTTAGATGCTAGTGGATTTGGTACTACTTCAACTTGTACAGAAATCCAAGCTATGGATCCAGGTAATGGTACTTATGCTCAAGTTTATCAAATGGAAAACTTTGATTTAGGAACTGAAGGTGTATTAAACCGTAGACAATGGCCTATCCCATCTTTTGATTATAGTGCAAGTTCTACTTATTTAAGTGGTACTACAGGTCTTACTGCTACTATTGTATTAAATAGTGATTTAGTAGTATTTTCTGGTGCTGTAGCTGGTATCTTATCAGCAGGAGATAAAGTAACTATTGATTCTGTAAATTATGAGATTAAGTATTTAACTTCAGCTACAGATGCTGTATTAACTACTCCTATCACAACTCCTTCTGGTGCTGGTAAAACTTCATTAGTAAGAGTAAAATATGATTTAATTAATATTGAATATAATGATGCTATTAACACTCCAACCGGAGTTGTTGCAATTGCTAACAAGTCTGTAGTAATTGCTGTACCAGCTATTGATAATGGCTTTGCATATAGTTCAAAATCAGCGGCTGAACAAGATGTTATTGACATCTTAGATGCATGGATGGCTACAACTCCTAGAGCTTTTGCAGCTATCACATCGTTGATCTAACAAGTCCTTTCTTTTGTTGTATTAGCCCCAGTTGCGTTTATAATGTGGCTGGGGTTAATTTTTTAAATCAATTAATAATAATTAAATGCTATCATTAAAATTTGATCTTTGTGTAGTTAATGCATGTACACAATTAAGATTTACAGAAACTACAGGAATCTATTCAACTGCTAATTTAGGTGGTTGGGGGGTACCTAATATACAAACATCTGACGCTGTTACAGCAACTTTAGCAATAACTCCCTATGGTTCTACAACAACCTATACAATAGATTTATTAGCTACTACATTATTCCCTACATATCAAACATCATTTACTTATGATATACCATTAGGCGATATTGGCAATCCTACAAGTATTGCTGATGGAGAATGGTTATTTACATATACTGTAACAGATGCTACAGATACATATACTAAAAGTATCTATAAATACTTCTATTGTAATTCAGAATGTTGTGTAAAAAATATGTTACCAGATGTAGATACTTGTGATTGTTGTAAAGAAACAACAGATTATAAAAATTATATCCTTGCATGGACTCAGTTACAATCTCTTAAAAAAGCAGCTGCTTGTGGAGATGAAACTAACTTTACAGCTATTAAGAAAATAATTGATAAATTATGCTTAAATAATGGGTGTAAAACTTGCAAATAACAAATAAAAACCTTATATTAATATATAGATATTATGTGCACAGACTGTAATGAAATAACAATACCTAATGGTGTAGATGGAGAAAATGCGTATACCGTATTAACATCTTCATATACCCAACCAGCAGTTAATACTAATGTAACAATTAGTGTTAGTAATACTGGACAATATAGTACTGGATGGTGTGCTATAGGACAATTAATCTATGTAGCTGTAGGTGGATATTATGAAGTAGTATCTAAAACAGCTACTACAATAACTATTAAATATACAGCATCTTATACTACTTATAACCAAAGTTTAACAGCAGCAGCTGGTACAGTACCTAATAGTGGTGTTGTATCTCCTGGTGGAATTGTAGGACCATCCGGAGCAGCCGGAGCTCCTGGTGATAATGGACAAGATGGTGTAGCAATACTAAGTACTTATAATAGTGTTACGGGTATAGGTACAGCTGCTGATTTAATAGAAACTACATTATTTACATATAATGTACCTTCTAATACTTTAGCTACAAATGGTGATGAATTAGAACTTAGATCTTTCTATAATGTTACTTCTGCAACAGGTGTAACAGTTAGATTTAAATTAGGTTCTCAAATATTAACAGTTAATGAACCAGCAGCAGTTACTGCTCAATATATTATTAAAATTTCAAGAATAAGTGCTACATCTCAACTTTGGATTATTGAAAGAGATACAACTGTTCTTGCTATAGGATCAATAAGTTCTACTGTAGATTTAACTACTATTCTAAATTGTTCAATTACAGCACAAAATACTGTTGCTACAGCAGGACAAATAACTTTATATAAAGCTACACTTTATAAATATACAGCATAATGAACGCTACTAATTTAAATATAGTATTAACTAATAGCTTGTGTTGTATTTCAGCTCAGGCTGTTAAAGTTTCTAAATTATATTCTATAGGTGATAAATGTGCTGATTCTGAATTACAGAAGTTAAAACTAATGAATGATTGGTTTGAAGCTTTAAGATGTTATAATGCAAATGAAAGTGTTAGTGCAGAATTTGCATTAAAAATTTCTTATGAAAATTATTCAGCATTATCAAACGTATTAAGAAATTATACAGTTAATATCAATGGTGTTGAATCTACTTTACCTGGAGATGGTGTTAAAACAGTATTTGAAATATTTTTAGAATTATTAGATATTGTATTACCGAGTAATGCAATTAATATAGTTATAGATCCAGATGGTAGTGACACAAGAGATGTTGTATTATATGTTACAGGATTATGTGATACTGAAAATATTACATTAACAACAACTTTAATATCTACAGGAGCAGTATTAAATACTATAGAATTTACTAAATATAAAAATGGTTTATGTACAGTTTTAAACTGTTTAACAGAAGCTGATTTTAATATTCTAGTAGCTAAATTAATGAAAGAATGTGACATTTGTGAATGTCAACTAAACCAATAAAATTAAAATAAAATGAGTTTAACAAGTGGTGATCAAAGTAAGTCATACTTACAAAAAATACTTCAAAAATTACAAGGACCAAATTGGTTACAAGTAGGATTAAATAGTTCTACTGAAGCTATTACTTCAACAAATGGAGCATTAGATGTTCATTTAGAAGCTGGTGAAGAGCATGTAGGAGCTGTAGGTGGAAATACAACAGTTGTTTCTAGTACACTTGTAATGAGTGCTGCTGGTGCATATGCTACTGGAGATTATATGGGTACAACAACTACTCCTCAATCATTTTCTGGAGCAGGAAGAGTTTCTGGTGGTACAGGTATTATTAAAAGTATTCTTATTTCAGATAAAATTCTTACAGCTAATGTAGCTATGGAATTATGGATTTTAGATAGAACTTTTACAGCACCAACAGATAATGCAGCATGGGATTTATCTGATGCTAATATGTTATTTGTACAAGCAGTAATTCCTATTAATACAACAGGATGGTATGCTAGTTCAGCAGGACAAGTTTATTCAGATACAACAATATCTATACCTTTTAAAATATCTACTGGTACAGGATTATTCTATGCTTTAGTAGCAAGAGGAGCAACTCCTTCATTTACATCAGCAGATTTAACTATTAGTTTAGGGATTCTTCAAGATTAAGATATGCCAAATCCAAATATAAATAGAAAGATTGTTACTAACAGTAATTTAGATATTAATTATACAAATGATTATACTGCACCTACATGGTCTTTAAATTCATTTAGTTTTGATGGTACAAATAATATATTTAGTGGAGATAGTACAACAAGTACTACTTTGAATAATGCTATTGTAGGAAGTAATAAACAATTTACATTATCATTATGGGCAAAAAGAGTTAGTATAGGAACTACTCAAATAATATTTTGTAGAGATAAATCATCAGCTACCTCTGTTAGACAAATTTTAGTTTTCTTTTCATCGAATAAATTAGTAGTTTCATTATATACAGATTCAAGTAATTTTATACAATATACTTCAACAGCTAGTTTTTCAGATACAAGACAATGGTATAATTTTTCTATTGTTTATGATGGTACTGTTGGAACTGTTACAAATAGAATAACTGTTTATACAAATGGAATTGCAGAACCTGGTGCAACTGCTCAAACAGGAACTTTTACTACAATAAATAATACTTCATCTCAATCTATAAATATTGGAGGTAGATCTGATGCAGCTAACTATTCAAGTACTAAGATAAATCAAGTTGCATTATTTAATACTAATCTAAGTGCTACTAATGTAGCTTTACTTTACAATAATAGAGTGCCATTTGATATAAGAACAAACAGTACTTTAAATGCTAATTTAACTATGTTTTTAAGTGCTGATACATCAAGTGTATTTAGTACTAACTGGACATGGACTGATTTAGTTGGAGGTGGTATATTTACTTCTACTAACATGGTTGTAGGTGATTTAGTAGCAGATGCTCCAGCACTTAAACAAATTAGTGTAATTGTATTATTTGGACAATCTAATGCTGTTGGTAGAGTACCAATGGCTCAACTTGAAAGTAAATATATAGGTGCATTAACATGGCTTAAAATATGGGATAATGTTACAAATTCCTTTGTAAATATTAATTCTACAACAAATAATAATCAGTTAAATGATCCTTCAAATGAATATGGAATAGAGTACTATCTTGGTAATAAATTAAATCAATATTCAAGAAAAACTCAATATATTTTTAAATATGCAGTTGGTGGTACAGCTTTAACACCTTTAGAAACTCCTAGTTGGTGTGTTCCTACCCCAGGTGTTCAACCAAGTGGTGGTACAATGTGGCAAGCAGTTCATACTACTGAAATCCCTGATATGCAAGATTGGGAATTGAATAATGGATTTACAATTACTAAATTAAGATTTGTTTGGATTCAAGGGGAAAAAGATTCACAAATATTAGGTGAGGCTACAACTTATGAAACAAACTGGACTAATTTCTTAGCTTCTATTAGTAATGGTAGATTTAAAACTTTATTTTATATTACACCTCAAGTTTATGATTGCTTATTATCAGTTAATCAGACACATGTTGATTATTTATATAAAACTGAAGTTAATACAGGTAAAACAAATGTTAAAAATACTAATACTTCTGTTTACAGAACTATTAATACAGACACAGCAACAGTACAAGTTGATGGTGCACATTATGATAAAACTGGTATAAACACTATATCTTTAACAGTAGGAAATTCAATAATAACAGATGGTATATAAATAACAATGAAACATATTTTAGAATTATTACAACAAAAAATACATAAAATTATAGATTTAATAGACGTACCCCTTATGTTATTTGGTAGTTACACAATAGGACAATGGAAAGATTTAGCAGGACTTATTGGAATTGGAGTTACTGTAGCATATACCATTTGGAAATGGAGAAAAGAATGGAAAGAACTTAAAACTAATAAATAATGACTTATACTAAACAGCAAATAGATAGGATTAATTCTGGTGGATTAGCTGAGGAAGGTAAAAGATATACTCAAGATAATGGTTTAGTTTGGATTGGTTTATATTCAAAAAGATTAGAATTATTTGAAGGTAGTCCAGCCCTCCCTGTTGGTGCTAGTACTGATGCTACATTAGCTGAAAGAACTACTCCTAATGATACACAACCTGTTAGTAGTGTTGATTTAGGAGTTAAAGCAGATTCTGCAGCTAGTAGTGATACAGGTACATTTAGCTTAATATCTTTATTTAAAAGATTGCTGGAGAAATTTACAACTTTAAATACTAAAGATTTTAGTACAAGTGCTAAACAAGATTTATTATTAGCTGAATTACAACTTAAAGCAGATCTTACTGATACACAACCTGTTAGTATTAGTGGTACACTTCCATTACCAATAGGAAGTGCTACAGAAGCTAAACAAGATTCTCAGTTAACAGCAATTCAAGATATACTAAATAGAAATAATGGTACTTTTGATGCATTTTATAGACAGAGGTTTTCTCAACCAGAAACTATATTCGATAGTAAACAGCTATCAGATAAACAGCCTTTGTTTTGGGACGATCAATTAATTAGTGGCTCTGGTGGTGCAAGTACTTATAATACTAATCAAGCTAGTACAACATTATCAGTTGCTAATTTAACAGCAGGACGTAGAGTAAGACAAACATTTAGAAGATTTAATTATCAGCCGGGTAAATCTCAATTATGGATAATGACTGGTATTTTTGGAACAGCTGCAACTGGTATTAAAAGAAAAATAGGTTTATTCGATCAAAAGAATGGGTTATTTTTTGACCAACAAAGTACTGGTATGGGTATAACGGTTAGAAGTTATACAAGTGGTAGTGCAGTAGATACAAGGGTTGCACAATCAGATTGGAACATTGATAAAATGGATGGTACTGGTCCTAGTGGTATTACATTAGATTGGAGTAAATGTGAGATTGTATTTGGGGACTATGAATGGTTAGGAGTGGGAACCAAAAGATGGGGAGTATTTGTAGGAGGTAGACCTTATTATGTTCATGAAATAAACAATGCTAATAATAGTACATTAGTTTATATGAGTGTACCTAACTTACCGTTAAGATATGAGATTGAAAACGATGGTACTGGAGCTGCTGCAAGTTTAACACATATTTGCTCTACTGTTATTAGTGAGGGTGGTTTAAAAGAAACTGGTTTTGGTTTTGGTATATCTCGAGGTGTATCACCATTAGTAACATTAAACAATACTAATATTTATCCTTTATTTGCAATGCGTTTAAATAGTAATTATTTGCACGCTACAATTAAATTATTAAACTTTAATATTAACTGTACTTCAACAGCAACTTATAATTGGTATTTAATTTTAAATCCAACTGTTACTGGTACAGCTTTATCGTTTACACAAATAACTAATAGCTCAGTTGATGCTCAAGTAAATACAACCAATGCTACTACTGTTAGTGGTGGTACTGTTTTATTAACTGGAACTTCATCACAAACAAACGAAGCAGGAGTAAATATAGTTAATGCAACTGACTTTGGTATGGGTAGCACTATTGCTGGAGTAGCTGATATTGTTGTATTAGCAGTACAAAGAGCAACAGGAACAACAGAAACATTTTATGCAGCATTAAACTGGAGGGCACAACAATAAATAAAAATTATGTATATAAAATTAACATTAACAGATTTAGCAGTCTTATTTGAGATGCGTGGCTACTCAGGCGTAGTTGGATTTTCTAAAGGATTAAGAATGAAGGATTCGATTGAGTCTATTTTTTTAAAACAAAACTTTGTCGAATATGTAACAAAAGGAGATAAAAAATATTGCTTACATTTTGAAGCTAATTCGGTAAATGCCTTAATAGTTGATGAAGTAAATGGTATTCAACCAACATCATTAGAAAATTTATTTGATTTAATTAACCAAGCAATTTAAAAAATGGGATTAATATTATTATGAAAAAATATACAATAGAAGAATTACAAAAAGAATATGCTAGATTAGGTTATTCTTGGTTTCCATTTCAAATAGTTGGTATTAGAAGTACTGCTAATTTACCTAATAAGTTTGATGATCTTATAGGACTAATAGAAAATAACA